TGCATACGGTTTAACTGGTTCTCCAGATCCTGGTATACGTCCAATCAGGAAAGATGCCCGTTCCGATTTAATCGAATCAGACATCACTACCCGAGGTGTATCCAGAGGATCATCACCATCGAGGTACACCGTCGACACATTTTGTGGTCGTTGGGGTGCCCCTTTGGCGATTTTGCCTAATGGGAACTTGGGAACTGTGGCCACGGTCAAGGTAGCGGTTTCCCGCTCCATATTCTGGAGGCGGGATTCAGCCACTTGAATCACATCCACAGCGTCCTTCACAAGCTGGTAAAACAGCCGGGAAATTAGGAACGCATCGTACCCTTTAGGGGCGAGCGATTCCCCTGCACGGAAGCGAGAAAGTCCAGCAAAGAAGCCTCGAGTCGCTAGGGAACTAGCGGCCAAGGGCTCTACTGTTACTATCGGTAACCCAAGAGCTACTTGTAGCTCAGCGGGATACCAGATAAGACTTATCGCAGCCATTGCAGGAGTCCCCGGTACCAGATTCTGTGTAACTCTAAGCTCACCGTATGTCTTACGATAACGGTAAGGATGAGTTACAAATGACAAGATGTCAGCTATAGAGCTGACAGTACCCTCCCATCTCGAAATCAGACGACGAGCGAACTCCAATCGACCCTCAAAGGATCGAATGGATAATTCCTCTCGTAGAGAGGCAGGAGACACGTTAGTGTCCCAGTCCATGAACATCTGATTTGCAAAATTGAATGTCCCTCGAAGAGAGACAAACGATTTTGTTAACGAAATGGGAATGCACATTTCTTGGCAAAAGAGTAGATATTGCTCTGCAACAAGAGTGTTTGCAATCACAATGTCATCTCCCAGAATAATGTAGTCGGAGAAAGTTCCTACTTTGAAACCGGCGCGTCTGGCAGCTGTGGCGACCACCATATGATGGATCCAAGCCAACGAAGCTCATGATGACAAGGCACCTATCGGTTGCCCCGTCCCATACTTCACCGTAGCTGGAGAATCTGGAGCAAACTGCTCCATAGTCCCAGGTCGGCTCGGGTCACCAACTGCGTACTCGCGGTCGACCAGCATGGAAAGCCATGCATCAGTACGGTCCTGCCCGAATAGGGCTGAGAATCCTTCCCGGTATAAAACCCGAGGAATTATGTCGGTCGCGGACTTAAGATCATAAGAGTATAAAGGTAATTTACCTTTTGCTACTTTGTCTTTAAAGTGGCGAACCGACCCGTTTTGATCCATGGTAGCGTCTGTTCACCCAAAGCCTTTCAGACCTTCCATAAGGAAGTTATGAATGGGTCGTAGAAGAATCTGAGTAAGATTATCTACGATGGCGAACACACGGATTTTCCCTGCTGCCTCGACTTTGGTACACAGTCTTCCCAAAGGACGGTATTTCAAACCGCCAGCAATGGCGGTTCTCATTTCATCCTTGACCATACGCCAATAACGATCGATGATCGTTTGGGCACCTTCTCTCCAAGTCCCACCAAATTTCCGCAGGGCAAGCCCTGGGGATCTTTGATCTGGGATAAAGAATTGAAGGAGGTCATCATGAAATGATTCTACCGAAATCTGAGAAGATGGCCCTGCCGACGTCTGCGGTTGAAAGGCATATTCAAACATAAAATCTCCAGGAGCTTTTGCTCCTGGGATATATGTAGGAAAATGCCGACTGTGACGGGTCCGGAGCACTTCCCATAATTCAATCGCAACCTGATTAAATTCAGGAACCGATTCAATTGGTGGGTGCACGGTGGTGATGGAAGTAAGATCGGCGTACTGAGGACCTGCGCTAAACCCCTTATAGGAGAATAGCATAGACCCAATAAACCGAATCATACCTACATCCCGTGACCGAACCTTTGCTCGAACCTCTAGTGGTAACCAGGACGGCAATCCGTGAGTTAAACCCACGGATAAACCATAAACTGAATTATCCACGTTTG